AAAATATTTCCCAACATGTTTAAAACAATTTTTGAGCATATACCTATGGACATAAATTGTATAAGGGTAGCGACTAGTATAAAACCATTTATTCCCCACACTGATTTTAGCATCCCTGTAGTATCTTTAAGAACGATATTGCATGAGCAAAACGAAGTCCCCACGTTTTTTTATGTAAACAACAAGGGCGAAAAAATTTATCAAACTTTGCCTCATTCTACTAACACGTGGATATATAACGATAGCACAATGTTACATGGCAGTGACAAGTTGCCAAATAAGTCAAAAGTCCTGTTCATGTATTACGGCGTTCCAAATTTTAAAAAAATAAGAGAACTAGCCGATAAGAGTGTTATGCGTTATAAACAATATATTGTACCAGTAATATGAAACCAGTAACAGATATACCACCACGTCAAATAATATTAGATAAGCTACTTGCTGAGGCAACAGATTCAACTGGAAAGCCTGTATCGATTCATTGGTCTGCACAGTTAGGTGGTAATGAATGTTTTCCGTTGGTGTTAGAAGTTTATCTAGAATTAGTTAAGAAAGGTTGGGCGAACCCCGACATGCCTCTTAATAATTCTCAAAAAATTATATACGCAAAATATGCTGACGGATCTATAGCTGGAGGTATTGTATATACATACAATGAATCACAAAGATATGGTTGGATATTTTTAAGTTTTACTTCACCTGAACATAGGGGTAAAGGCATTAACGGACTGTGTCACACATTTTTTGAAAATGATGTCAAAAGATTAGGAGCATTATCAATTGCAAGTTTTGTGCATATTGACAATGCTCCTAGACTAAGATCTGCTTCTAAGGTTGGATTACAACCTGAATTTTATAGAACTGTTAAAAAGTTAACTTAAATTGTCTCTGTCTTTTTAAGCATTAGAGTAATGCCGTTAGCTTTATTGTACTCTTCTTTTTCTTGAACATACGCAACAGTTTCTGGAAGTGCATTGAATTCATTATACGATTCAATGCTGTCCCATTGTGCAACGTATGTTAATGTGAGCTTATCTGGGCTTAGAAAAGTTTCTTCGCTAATCAGTTTTCCATTGATCTTAGCTGCCGTACTTGCGGCAGTGAGTGTTTCCCCTCTTTTATAAAAAGGTACTGTAAGATCTTCTCTTTGGTGCTTGTTAAGTACTTTAAACATAGTTCTTTCCTTATGCTAATTTAATCTTATTAATTAAATCGTTGCTAAAGAAATTAGAATATTTGTCATAAACAACTTCAGTTGCTTTCTTAAACTTAGCTGTTTCGTCTTCAGTCATTGTTACTACTGGAATATTCTTTTCTTTACACTGTTCAATGATACTGGCAACATCTTCAACACTTTCACGACGCTCAATTCTTGCGGCATTCAAGGCAGCATCTTTCATAATAGCCTGTGTTTCTGCATCAAGTGTATCCCAGAATTTAGTTGCAATAATGATACTAGTTAAAAACAGACTATGAGCTGTATCGTTCACTACACCAAATGCCTTGTCTTGTTCTAAAGGAAATACTCGAACAAATGTACTTTCGCCAGCTTCAATAATACCAGCACGAGCCGCTTCATTCATTTCTTCAAGTTCTACAGTATCAACTGGTTCTGCACCAACTGCTAGGAATGTATCTACTGCAACTGGGCTACGACTTGTACGAATCTTAGCACCCTTAAATGCTTCAACTGTAGCATATTCTTCTTGAGATGGAACAATTCTAAATCCGCCACTGTAAGTGAATGCTAGTCCTCTAACTGCTGAATTTTGCTCAAGTCCTTTTAGTAGATACTCACCAATGTCTCCTTCTAAGACTGTATCAGCATGTTGGTGATCACGGAATAGGAATGGAAGATCTAGTACAAACATGTCTTTGTTATAGTGACCTAGCCAAGTTGTATACATCTGGCTCATTTCAACTACTCCGTCTTCCATTAACTGTAAAAGATCGTGCTTGGTAACTTTTACACCGTTGTTGTATTTCTTAGCGTAGTCTGTAAGACTTAATACTTCAATGTCTAAAGCACCGTTTGTTTGTTCGCGCACTTGTTTGCTAAAACGATTAGCAGCTCTTAAAAAAAGATCAATAGGTTCATGTGCGATTACCCAACGAATTGTTTTCATAATTTCCTACTCCGATAAAAGGATTTCTTCACGTATTTATTTATCAATAGCTATAAACAGGTCATTACCAGTCTTTTTGATAGTTTAAAAGGTGATATCGTATATATTCTTGCACAGAAGGGTCGTCAATATAGAGCAAATTATAATCTGTATCTATACCAAAACGTGCATTAGGGCGCATATTTAACGGAATGTTTTCTACATTTTGATCGTGTATTATGCTTAGTCCTAGGCTTTCTAATTTAATTTTAAAGTAAAAATACCAGTCATTTTTGTCAAGATCATAGATATATTTTCTAGCGGCCATTTTATATGTTGCAGGGCCTTGGATGATTTTTTCACCATTATTGTTATTGACCATACTCCAACGTTGATAATCTTGCCCGTTAAACCAATTTATAATACCTAGTTTGATAGCATACTCAACACTGGTTCTATCGTTATAATAGATAGCTCCTCTTACAGAACAGTTTAGATATTTGATGTTAAAAATCATCCACCAGAAATAATCGTGTAAACTGTTAATTTTTACAGATGCTGTTTGTATATTTTTTTCAAACTTATTGTAGAAACTTTCCGCAAACGTAGGATTAGTAGCTATCTTAAAGTGTTCTAAAATAATGTCTTTGTAAGCCGAGTAGTGTACCTGTGGATCAGTAAATCTACCTTTAATACTTTCTAATCTAGGTCGCATGTCACTAGAAACTTTAGTGAGATAATAGTCGTAGTTGGTGTATAAGGTTAGACCTAGAGCAGTTCCAAATATACAATCGCCCTCGTCTGCTGTGATAGCAAAGTAACCCTTTTCAATAAGGTCGTCATATTTGGTTCTAGCACTGTCTATGATTTTAAATTTTCCGTAGATAAAGTTTTTCCAGAAATAGGGATTTTCCACTATGGCATGACTGCTGGCACATACTACTACATTTTCTAATTCTTTTACTGTTAGATTTTTAATCAGCGCGGCCATGACCACAGTACTGTCAATGCCTCCCGAATACATAACGGCAAAGTGCTGATCGTATTTGTTTATTCTATGTTTTATTTCTTGAGCACGTTCGTTAGTAACTTGGTCAAATGATTTATTAAAATTTTCATCTAACTCTGGCATTTTAAAATCTGGTGGCAATGTCTGTGGCCAAGGTAAACTCCATTCTCCATTACGTGTAACAAACCTATTAGGGTTTATACGTCTTCCAAGGTCGATCATAAACTTACCGCCTTCGGTTAGTTCAGGATATAAATTATTCCAAAAGCTATCTTGATAACCGTTAAAGATTATACTACTGAAATATATTTCTGTGTCTTTGTTCATTATACAGCTCTTAAGGTAAAGTCATGTTTAACTGCTAGACTGATTAGTTTTGGAGGCATTTCTAATCCAACAATTCTGTAAAATGTTTCTCTTATTTTTGGTATTGCATGAGAGTATTCAGCCCAAGCATTTTCAATCTCAGCTAGTGCCTCAGTTGGGCTATTGGCCATATATAAGATTTGTTTGATAGTTTTACTAATGCCCTGCGGAAAAGCAGTTTGATCAATTGGAACTGTAAAATTATCTGGAGTCATTCCTGGAAAATAATCTTCCATAAATTTTTTATGCGGAACTAGATTATTCATTGACTCTGTAATTTTTAATGCATGACAGATTCGTAAGCAAAATAGTCCATACTCCTGCAGACGTAGTAGCATTGTTCTTCTTTCTGGAGTGATATAATCGTCTGACCAGCCAACATTTATTACGCTGTCGGCACCATTGATTTTTCTAATCACTGGCGTTTGACGTGCGACTAATATGTTTGCACCGTGAATAACTAGTCCAGTTTTATCTTTAATTGTATATTCTAATATTGTAAGGTTACTGAGACCTGGTAGTCCTTCGCCTAATAAAATAACTTGAGTTGGTACTTTAGAACTTAGAATCTCTGCTACTTCTAATGTGATCCAAGGATCAAATGTATCAGCTAATAGAAATCTATCAACACCTGGAAGGTATATGGTATTTCCATTTGTCTTTTTAAAATATAAAGGATAGTAAGCTGGTACTATTCCTTCTAAGGGTTTAAGCCATGGTTTCATCATGAGGTATTTATAGGCTCAACTATTGCCTAAATAAATATTTGATGGTAACCAATCTCTACACTTTGGAAAATTTCAACGAAATATTTGAACAAGTGTTTTACATCATTAGAACAGCGGCATTTAAAGATAACCAAATTATCTGTCAGACTCATGTACCTGATTCAAGAGATTGGCACACTGGCATAGGACGCATCTCCGATCTAGAAGAAAAAGATGAAACTAAGTACTGCTATCTGAATCCAGAGCTAAAAGGCACACCTATTGGCAATTTGATTGAAAAACACCGCGCATTCCGCACCCGGATAATGGCAATGATTCCAAAGGCCTGTTACTCTATACATCGGGATCCGTCAAAAAGAATTCATGTTCCTATACGAACAAATCCTAGTGCTTGGATGGCTTGGCCCTTAAACAATCATATGTGTCACATGCCCGTTGGATCTGTTTATCTCACTGACACTACGTTACCGCATACATTTTTTAATGCTGGAACTGAGGCTAGAATACATCTAATAATGGGTGTAGATTTTGAAGAATAAAAAAGGCCCCGGAGGGCCTTTTTACTCTTCAAATATTGCTGTGTTTAAAGTCAGCTTTTCTTTCTTCTTGCCAAACCCTGCTTTGCCCATTCCAGGATGTACAGTATCACTAGAGTCTTCATTAACTGCTAGCTCAAGTGGAACAAAGAATCTGTCCATAACACCTTTGATCTGTTGCCATTGATCAGGCAGTCTCTTGCCTCTAAAATCGTAGACAGCATAATTACCAATTTTGTTGATAAAGAAATCCCAAATGTCATCGGGTGTGTAACCAAACTTAGCGCACTGTGCAGGAACAATTTCTAACTGTACTACGGGTCTAGAACTTCTAATAGTCTGCTCTGCACCTTTGAGAATAGGAAACTCGTAGCCTTCGCAGTCAATTTTAATAATATCAACTTCTTCAAACTTATAGCTGTCTAGTGTTTTAACTTGGACAGTATGCAGACTGTATTTTGTTTTAGCTCTGCGGTCTTCTGTGAGAATACAATTATGACCTGCATTATTGGGATGGTGTTCCATCTCCATCTGGCCAGGTGCTTCACCTAAACCTTCGTTGTGTGTAATAATATTGGCTGTAAGCTCTAAGCTGGCAAATGTACCGTCTGGCTTTTTCCACCAGCCATCTGCATGATTTGGATCATGAACAGTTTTTACATTACGAGTATCCCAATATCGTCCTTTTAGTTCAACATGTCTATTGAGCAAAATGTTTTCTGTAGCCAGATTATATGTGTCAGGAAACGGTTCAAATCCATGAACTGTTTTTGCCCAAGTTGCATATTCCATAGTATTGTTGGCAACATTCATACCAACATCAACTATTGTTCTAGCATTAGGTTTAATTCGTCTTAGAAATTTAAGATTGCGTCCTTGATAAGGACCGTTTTCTCTTGCGAATCTCTGTACATAAAGAGCATCGCCTTTGGTAACCCAATAGAGCCTGCCCATGCGATTGTGTATCAGTTCTTTAGTTGGGTCGTTATTAAGTGTACTGAGTGCCTTAAAAGTGTTTATGTCCCATTCGTGCCATTGATATTTTTTCATTTGTTTTTCTTCCACCTGTCTTTGAATTTATCTGGATAAAATGCCTTAGCGATTGCACCAGGGTCATTCTTGACCAGCAGTTTAAGATTCTTTTCATCTAGAACTGGACTGGTACTGCTACACGGTTCCTTGTCATAGATGCTATTATAAACATCTTTGCGGTACTGGTCAACAGACTCTTGTGCAATACTTTCAAAAGCATGTCTAAATGCTTTGAAATATTTATTGCGATTCCAGCGAGTAGAATTAATCTCTTGAATAGTACTGTTGGTTACATCTTCAAAACCGTCGTCAGTGTACTGCATGACATTAGCACCTACATTGGAATATCTCCAGAATGGTGCAATATTTTTATTAAGATTTGATCCGCCATCTTTTCGTTCGCTGTTGTGTACAGTTACAACAAGACTGTGATCAATAACAAATCTAACAAGGCTTTTTGGATCAATCTTATTGTTGGTTAGAATTTTTTCCAACAGCAATTTTTTAATATGGTTAACTTGAAAGTTGTGTTCACAATGGAACCCGCCTTCTTTGGTGTGGAAATGGTCAGTGACTAATCCACTGATGCCCTGTGACATCATTTGACTTAGAGCATAACCAGTAACTAGGTCTGCTCCTAGATTACCTTTCTTTTCTGTTGTGTTAAGAACATTACTCTGTGTTTCTCTAATACAGTAACCCAGATTGTTATAGTTTTCGTTTGATGCAGTTCTGTATCCGTCACCTGCGGGGCTACCGCCTGCAAAGTGATGATTGAACCAATGATAGGTAGATAACTGCTCAATATCTTTAGAACCAACTGCATTGGCAAATGTGCGTAGATCGCTGGCAAGGAAATGTAGCCGTAGTCCCCAAATACAACTTTTTTCAATTTGTTTTTGGATGTCTTGCTCTAAGAATTTTTGGATGTTCATTTGCCTGTACCAAAGTGTTGATAGTTAAATTATAGCATCTAATAGAAATTAGAGCAAGCTCAAACTCTCCAAATTTCCTTAAATCCTTCGTCTTCATAGGGCATTTCAAAACCGGCAATCATACTAGCAATAACATGTTCTGGAATTTCCTTACCTGGGCGGCTCCACAGCCTACGCATTAGTTCTTCATGTTCGGGTGTACTAAAGACCACAGCAATATGCTCGTAGTCTGGCAACATATTAAACTTTCGACGACGGCTAGCCGTTGTGGTACTTGTTTGATCCCATACTATGTCTTTTTTGTTTTTTCGAGCCTGTATTACTTCTTCTGCCATTAGATCAACTGCCTTGGGCATGTATTCTGTAAAAACTTCGGAATATGTTTTTCCTACTGATTTTGCATATTCTTCTACAAACTTATCTGTAGATACATAGGCCATATCCTTCATCCAATCTTGATTAGCAACCCATGTGCTTTTTCCAGATCCTGGCACCCCAATCAATTGATAACATTTTGGCATCATACTTTCCTATTCAAAATAAAGCCCTTAGAATAGATTAAGAATGCCTTACCGGTCCTAAGCATTTGTTTAAAATAATATTCACGATAAGACATTCTTTCTCCTTACATTGTAGGACCGTTGCCGTTCCTAAAACCTACACTACCACCTTCTGCTTCAATACGCTTGATCACGTCTTCAAACAATATTGGAGCGAAGTCTGGAGTTTGCTCTACGCAGACGCAATGGTAGCGAACATCGTTTTCGTCACTGTACAAGATTTCGCCTGTACGAGCATCAACACCGCGAGCCTTCTTAACACGATTAGCGTGTAAGTGTCCGTGGATGTTTGTACCAAAACGACCTAAGCTGTCACTGTGTACAGGAATGTGGCTTAAGATCATGCCGTTCATAACATGGTATGCACGTAACTCTCTAAAGTACTGCCTGTACTCGTCGTCACGGAAGATGTCGTGGTTGCCGCGGATCAAGACCTTGTCTCCGTTCAAACGGGCTAAGGTACCTAATGCCTTACGGTTGATGACCACATCACCTAAGTGGTAGACCTTGTCTGTGGGCCTGACACGTTCGTTCCAAGCCTTGATCATAGCTTCGTCCATTTCTTCGGGTGAGTCCCATGGGCGCAACTTTGTAACACCATCGTTACGTGTGAAGCGGCAAACACCTGTATGTCCAAAGTGCGTGTCGCTGACTAAAAATACGCTAGGCATATTGCCCTCCTTTCCTTACCAAGTTTCTACACCAGATATATCAATTTTAACTAGTGCATCTCTATCTTTAATTTTCATTTCCATTTCTAGTGTTAGGATACTACCGATCCCACTAGAGTTATCTGATTCTAGCCTGTAAGATCTAACATCAGGAAATTCGTTCATAACTGCTAGAATCTTTTCAACTTCTTGTTTTGTAATATACATTATATGTCTCCTTCTCTCTGTGGAGGCACCCAAATCTTTTTGTTGCCCAATTCATCATACTCGAACGGCACACCGTTGATAGTGTGCGGTTCGTTTTCATCATAAGTCCAACCTAAGACCTTCATCATCTTGTGCTTGACCATTAGGTTAGGGCTACGAAATACTTCAGTATCATTGAAGCCCATCATAACGCCAACTTCGCAGACTGCACCACTACGGCACACACCCGCCACACAATGGACAACCACATCCATACGATTGTCTAGAGCATGTTGTAGCAGAGCTACAAGTTGCTTTGCCTGCAAGTCGGTGACTTTAAATTCTTCGCCCCACTTGTCATCCTGCTCAAGATCTAGAAATTCAAATTGGTGAACTTCCTTGAACTGATGACGGGGTATAGGAAACTCCATTGCCGGATCAACAATTTGAATCAGCATGGAATTCTCGCCTACACGAACGTGATGTCCTTTTGGGATGTCTGCCATTGCTACATTTTGGATCCACGGCATTTTTTACTCCTTAACTTACATTGTTCTTTCTTTTTTAACACGGCCAATTCTACTGGCCTTGTTCCAATCATAAACAACACCATCTGGGCACTTGCCGTCCTTGATGCTGTCTACTCCAAACATTCCTACAATCTCAAAAGTGCCTCCCTTGATTGTGACAAATTGGTTTAGCGTCTTAGCATAATCCATTGCCAAATCAAGAGTGGCAAAATCTACTTCTACTTCTTTATAAACTACTTTAAACATCTTTTCCTTTATCTTACTGGACCCTCATAGTCTGCTCTCACATACCAATCAGGGACATAATTCTTGTTATTATTTTCTAAATTGTAGTCTATGGCACGTTTACGAGCTTCTGCTTCGTTGTCATAGTACTCTGTGTTCCAGTGCTTTTGGCCCCAACCACGTTCATATTCAGTAAACACTACTTTAAACAGAGCTTTGTCTAAGTTGACTCTTGCCATTTTGGGCTCCTTTCTTTACTGTGTAACTACAGTATAAGGGCAAACTACAAAAATGTCAATCTAAAAATTGTTGTATTTTCACAACAGATCTAGACCGTTTTAAAAGCCCTACAACAGGCGATTAGGATCTAGGGTAGGCTAGACTACCAGCGAGCAATTTAAAACGCTTGTAAGCTGGTTTAAACGCAGGCATTTTGGCTAGCTGAGCCTAAAAAAATAGGGCCCTAAGGCCCTATTCAAAAAGTTAATACTTTTTAGCTAAGGTCGTAGCGTGGGACCATTACAGTCTTAAGCATGATACCTTCTGGAGTGAACTGATCCAGATCAGCGGAAAGCAGAGCCTTCATGATGCTTGGACTAAATCCACTAACCAGTGCCGCACCACTCTTGTCGGCCTTTACAGGCACGTTACCAGAACTGTTTAGGTTCCAGAACACGACTTGTGGAACAGTGTAACCTGCATCTGCGAACTTGCGTTCGATCATTTGCATTGCTGTGTCGTCGAAACGAGCACATTGGTTAAACTGCATGTCGCTCAATACGAGCAACATCTTTGGCATGTCGCTAGCTGGCACATTGCCCTTAACTGCAACCGATAGGATCTTGTCCATAGCGGCATGCAGGTTAGTGCTCATTTGCCAGTCGCTCTTAACCATTTGGTCAAGCTTCTGAAGAATGTCACCCTTTAGAGTAACAAGTTGAGGCTTGTCAGAGAAGGTCAAGAATGTGTCCTTGAACACGCCCTTGTTCTTGTCTGCTAGGTACAAACCTAGACCAACTGCAACGTCGATGCAACGAGTTGCACCTGCGCCGCCGACTGGGCAAGTCATAGACCCGCTTACGTCGACGATTGGAAGGATGCTGGCATCTCCAACGTAGTTTGGCAGAGCGTCCCACTGTGCCTTGACATGATCCTTTTCGGTCTTGTCAAAACTCTTGTAGGCATGTGCAATACCCTTCAACACGTCGTGTGGGTAGATTGCATCGGCGTTAACCTTTACAGTCTTATCACCCTTGACCAACTTGGCCACATACTCTGCGAACGCAGGGCTGTGACGGTTGAATGCCTTCTTGTAGTTGCGAGCAGCCACAGAAGGAACATGTGAGAAGTTGATGTTATCCCAGTCGTTGGCACACATTTGTGTTTCAACAACCTTGGTAAGTGCCACAAGGCTCTTACGGTATTGCTTTGGAGTCATTCCGAAGAATGCTCGGATTTCAGCCGCAATCTTACCCTTACGTGGAGTCCACTTAGCGGCAAGACCGTTGCTTGCACGAAGGGCATCGCCCAACATTGTGTAAGCGGCTGACTTTAAAGTAGGAGTAGAGAAGACAAAGATGTCATCCCAACGACCCACTTCAGGAACCTTCTTTAGAAGGGCCAGGGCGGCATCCGGGTCACGAGTTTCCAAGTGAACAAGGATGTCACGGAATAGTTGACGTTCACCTGCACCACCACGGACATCACGTGCCCATTGTGCAATGCGTAGTGCTAGGTCACTATTTTGAACATAAGCGGCAGTGAAGTCGCCTGTGATGTTCTTGCCACGGCTAGCGCCAATGTTGTAGAACAGGTCTACACAGGCGTTTGCTGTGCTCTTACGAGCCTTCATGCCGTTGGCAGTACGGGCTTCTTGATTTGCTACTGCGTTTACAAATGCGTTCATTTTGTTTCCTTTCAGAATGTATTTTGTTTTCGATATGCTTGAAAATTTAAAGTTGCTGTTAACATTCTATTATCTTAACAGGATAGCCGGAACGGTTAAGTTTTTTATTCTGGTCTACCCCCATCCCCTGTATATCGGTTCAGTCCCCTAGACCATATCAACATTCATGTTGCCTAGTTTGTGTTATCTGTACAAACATCATATATGTCTTTCCATAAGTCGTCAGTTCCGTTAGCGTCTGTATTGCTACAGATAGGACACCTTCAAAGGATTTCTCCTCCAGTGCTCCTAGCCTTCCGAGCCACCGTCTACTGCATTAGTTGGCGTCAGTATAGTTTTGGTTGCTGTATCTATCCTAGAAATCAAACAGATTAGTTTTTTGCCCACTCTTTTACATGTTTGAGCTACATGTTTGATAGGCTGTGAAGTTATCTCTGCCCATCGTTTGATACGGGTATTAGCCGTTAATGGTTTGCTGTAACTAATCTAAAACTCTTTGTTAATTTCTTAACATGTGTCTATTATATAATAATACCCTATGGGCGTCAATATATTTTGGTTAAATTAATAAAAATATTTGGTAGTCCCTAGTGGGGTCGAACCACTGACCTTCGCCTTGTAAGGGCGTTGCTCTACCACTGAGCTAAGAGACTAAATGCGTTTAAGATGCTGACGTGTGACTCTACCTTCTTGAATGTCAATTAGTGCAGATACACAGGGATTTTGATAAGGTCCTTGAATCATTTGATTTTTAGTCTGTCTAGAAATTTCTCTAGCTCGTATAGCCGCAATCAACACCATTTCAAATCTATTCTCACCTGCGTTCTTAACACAAGTTTCATTGTCAATTCCTGTTGTACGACTATCTATTTTTTTAATTGTCATGATCAAGTTCCTTTGTTTACTTATCGTTGTTTATGGCCTCGCTGGTAGGAATTGAACCTGCATCTACTCTTTAGGAGAGAGTCATTCTATCCATTGAACTACAGCGAGCGGTAATTGGTACCCCCGGCGGGAGTCGAACCCACATTGACCAATTATCTGTTGCTACGGGATATAAATCCGCTGTTTTACCGTTAAACTACAGGGGTATAGAATTATTGGTAGAGTATTGAAGTTTTGGTTTAAAGTCATTGCTTGGGCCACCCAGACATTACAGCGCCTGCTTCTATTGTCTAGCCTAACATGGAATCTGATTGTACTCAATCTCTTTACTCTGTAAAAAGCGGTTGATCATATTGTACATAATAATGCACCTATGGCGCACTCAATTTTGCAGTTCCACCTGCTTAATTGGTCTTTCGATTATTTTCAGATCTTATACTCTACCAATAAAATGGTTAGGGTAAAGGTATTACAGTTGTGTGTATCTTTCTGTTTTACCAGAACCCCAATTACTTAAATGTTTGATTAAATTCTCTCGACTAATATACACAGCGTGACGCTTATAATTATGACGGAGTTTAATATCGCTTGGATTCATTATAAAATCAACTTTTTTACAACTAATGTATTTTGGAAACATTTTTAATTCATTTCCCCAGTACATTCCGTATATAATTGGCTTAACGTAATGTTCCCATGAAAAGAGCAATAGTGGAGCAGTGCCTGTGGCCTTTTCAAC